TAGAGTATTTAAATATAGTAATTCTGCCACAGACTCACCAGTAAGTTGATTAAAACCTGATGTAGTTCTATACAACCTTGCTTCTGATATTTCTTTATCTATTAATTTAAAGTCCATTTTATTTCCCTGGCATTCCTGTACCAAAGTTCAGTCTGCTAAACTCCATTCTATCAACTAATTTTAATGCATTATTATTTCTATCAACAGCAACAAATCCTTCCTCGCCAGTTACTTCATAACCTTTTTCTGTTTCTTTAAATGTAGGTATTTGCCTGATTGTTTCTAATTTTTTTACAATCTGTATTTTTGCTTCTATAAGTTTTAAATATAAATCATATACTAATACAATCTGTTTAACATTTTCTTTAATAAACTTAACACCTTTTACCATTAATTCAGTTTTAGCATCTATAGTTTTTTGTGTCTTAACTTTGTCTATTTCTTTTGTCATAAAGTCAATGTACTTTTGTACAAAGCCTTGTGCAAATTTTACAGGCTCGTCAAATGCTCCTGCTCTAATATTGTTATTAACATGAGCTTTTAACTGCTGTAAGAAATTCTTTCCTATCAATTCATTACCTTGCTCTAACCATTTAAATGTTCCGGAATCTATATTTTTTAAGTAAATATCTGCTTCTGTTATTGCTGTCATTACATTATTACTTTCTTCTTGTGTTAATGTAACTGTACCACTAAAATCTTTTATAATTGCATCTCTGTGCCAAACACTACTAGTATTGCCTAATTGACTGCTATCAAATCCAAACCTTGCAGTAGTATCTGCTAATGTAGGGCCTCCAACATATTCTGTATGCCATACTATACCCATTTCTGATTTATTAATTTGTTTTGCTAACTCACTATCTGTAGGAGTTGTATAAACTATTGTGTTTGGTTTAAATAAAAGTACATCTTGACCATCTATAGTTGTTGTTTTTAAATCTTCTTTACTATAAAGCATGTCGCCTTGTGCAACTGTATTCCAAGTTAATTTTCTTAAATGCCTTAATGCTGTTTTTAATTTAATCTGTAACCCTTCATTAGGATGATTTTCTTCAATGTCTTTATCTGTAAAATTTATTTTAGGTTTTCTTTGAGCAAACACACCCTTAGTACCTACAAAAAATTTACCAGTTTCTGGATCCTTACCAGCAATAATGGCAGGTGCTCCGTCCCATTTTGTTGTCATACTAATTGGGGACTTAGTACTGCCCTCTAGCATTTCGTGTAAACTATACAAATAGTCAACTGCTTCTTTGGCACCTGCATATCCTTTATTAAAGATATTATCTTCCAGATGCTCTAAGTGAGTATTCTTACCCTCTGCTTCTAAAATTATTTCTTTTAGAAAACTTTGTGATAATTCTGAGTATTTCATTTTTAACTAGAATCGTTTTCCTGTTTCATTTTGCCAGATTTTAAATGCTTTATTTAAATGTATTTTATTATTGTTTGCTATCTGTAGGATTTCATTCCCTTCATCTTTTGTTATGCTTCCTTTATTAACTAAGATTTGTAGATTATCATAATCGTCTGCTGGATTATTTTTATTTTGTTTTTCAGGATCTTTATCCACAAACTGAAAGTCTGCTTGTCCGTATGCAAATGTATTTGGCATTGTCTTTTTGCCTGTTGCTACAAGTTTGCCATTATTATTTTTATACCTCATATGGTCTTTACCAACAGTTTTACCAAAATTAGGGTTTGCTATCCGTTGAGTTGGGCTTAGTGGAATTTGTTCTCTGTCGTCTACATCACCATTTTGCCATTTTTTAGTTTTTTGATAATCGTATGCATCAACCTGGCCAGGTACTGCATCATTTTGGGCTTTACGGTCTCTGTACCCTTTAACTAATCCTTTACCAAAACCTGCACCCATGCTAACAAGGTTATCCATCCCTCTTCCTAATGCACCAAGACCTATATCTGCTGTTTTATAAGCCAAACCACCTTTATGTGGTTTCCTAGAGTTCATACCGATACCAGTCATTCCTAATGCTTTTCCTATTTTAGCACCCATGCCAGTTTTTCCTAATGCAGGCTTGTTTAAAGGATGTTTTAAAAGATCTACAAAAAGTTGGCTATTAGGTGATACTAATTTACCTGTTGCTTTTTGTGTAAAGGTAGTGGTATCTTTATCCCAAATGTAGTCAACATTATCATGTTTTACACCTTTAACTTTTGCGGGGTCGTACTGTAACTTTTTAAACTCTTTTAAGTTTTGCTTACTTACTATTTCTTCAATTAGCATCTTTGTTCTCTCTCTGGGATTCCTTGATTATTTTACCAATTCCTCTGGAGAACTTTTTTCCATCTCTGCTTTTAATACTATTTACTAATCTGTTTTGCAGATCTTTAGCAGTTGATGAATCATAATTTGCGTCTATTTGCTCTAGTAAACTTATTGCACTAGCAATAACATGCTCGCCTCTATTAGACACCACATGATCTCTGTCTCTGTCTACAGAAATTTGATTTAGTTCTTCTAAAATGCTACGAGTTTTACGCACAATATCTCCAATAAAAATATATAATGCTATTTATCATTTTATTGATCATTTTTCTTAAAGAACTCTCTCATGTTCATTGCGCCTGATATAACATCCTGTGCTTCTGGTTCATCTGCCTTTATACTGTTGTTTCGTTTTAGTTGATCAACTAAACTACTTGTTGTCATAGTCATTGCATCTTCATCGCCTTCTTCTAAATCTTCAATCCTTAATGTATCAGGGTTAAACTTTAAGTCTACTTTTGTGCCAACACCACTACTAGAACGTGTTTTCATAAACTGTATCTGATATCTACCCTTTTCTCGCATAGCATTACTTGTAAATATACCCACAACATTATCTGCTGTTTGTATTTTACTAATACCACCTGCAATATGATGATGATCGAACTCTATTTCTTCTACTGCCCCTCTGTTTAACTGGGAGGCTGTTACAAATAGTAAGTCTTTCTCCATTGCTAAGTTACGCAACTCCTCAGATACATATTTGTCTTTAATAAACAAATCACTACCACTTACTTTAGCACTTATAGGCATCATTAAATCTAAGTAGTCTACTAATAAACAATCTACTTTTTCACCACATGATATTTCATATTCTCGTAAAAATACTTTTATATCATTTACATTTACGCCATTAGGCATTTGTTTTACTCTTAATCTACCTGCACCTTTGGCTTTCATACGAACTTTTAAGTCTACATCTTCCATATTTTTCATAACTTCTTTTGTGCCATAGCCAGATACCATACTGTCTAATCGCATACTAATAAGTTGTTCACTAAGCTCTAAACTGATATAAACAGTATTTAACCCTGCTAATGCCCAATTAACAGCAAAGTTCTGTAAAAATAAACTTTTACCTGCACCAGAACCACCAGCAAAAATAGTCATCTCACCTCTGTTCATACCACCATACAGTTTGTGATCTATTCCTTTCCAGCCTGTGCTGATTGCTCCACTTTGATCTTTAATCCATTGTAATCTTTCTTTAGGATTTTCAAAGTAATCTAAACCTAAATCTTTTACAAGACCTACTTGTACTGCTTCTTTAATTTTATTTTCCACAGTACCATAGTCTTGATTCTCTAATAAGTCTGTGCTTTCAATAATTGCTTTTTCTAGTGCTTTATGTCTACAAAATGTTTCAAACTCTTTTAAAAACCATTCATGATGATCTGCTGTTACATTTGGAATAACTTCTATTTGTACACCACTTGCCGCACTTACTTGCTCTGGCGTAGGAATACTATTAAAGTCTTTAGAATGGCTCTGAAATAATTTTACTGCTGTTCTATATTTCATATTAAAATAATCAGCATCAACAATATTTGCACACCTGCTAAACAGATCAGGATCGCTAATTAAAAACTTTAAAAATAGTTCTTGTGTTTCTTCGTTATAGTTTGTTAAATCACTCATTTTCTTTTATCTCATTAGTTATATATCTGGCAACTTTAATATGCCCTGCTTCGTTTGGATGGCTATCACTTGTACTAATTACATTATTACCTGCAATAATACTTATAGGTTTAATAAACTTTGACGGCACTACTATATCTACATTATTATCACATGGCATACACCTTGAGCTCATACCTGTAAATATATGTGGTATCTCATGCTGTTTAAAAAATGCTATCATTGAATTAAGTAAGTTATATGTTTCTTCCTCAACTGTTCTAATACTTCTGTGTAATAAAGAATGGTGTATAAAATTTGTAACTTTTTTATTAAGTTCATCTATATCTATGTCACTTCTATTGTATGATTGATCATCTAGCACTACATCATTTTTACACATACCAATCCAGGCATCAAATTCTGAGTCAAACCATTCGTCCCTAAACCAATCAGTTAATTGTATTACAAACATTGTGTCGTGTACTGCATGGGTATTAATATATTCTTTTGTGCGCCTAAGTATTCTTTTATTACTGCTACCAATCCAACTTTCATTTACAACGTCATAACCTTCCATAAAATCAGGCCATGCTAACTTATTTTCAAATTTATTGCCATAACTAAAACTACAACCATTTACATATAACTTCATAACATTTTTGCCCTTACTTCTATCTTTAATTTGTTGTTGGTTGCATGTTTTATAATACTGCTTATTGTTGCTAGTCTTCCATACATATTTACAGCATCTGCGGCATCTTTACAATCAACATGCCAAGGCGGGAAACTTACTTCCCACCCTAGTTCAGCGGCCTGCAACATTAATTCTATTCCTGCTTTATCTCTATCAGGACATACTATTATTCTTTTACCCAACTTTTCAATTAAATGTGCCTGCTCAGGGCCTACACTATTACCTTGTATAGCAATACCATCTACAAGTATAGCATCAAATACTCCTTCAGTAACAATAACAATCTCTCTCTTACTATCTGCAAATCTATCTATGTTAAACACATATCCAGGTTGCATCTTGTGTAAGTACTTGGGCGTTTGTTTGTCAGGAGGGCTTATATGCCTTCCTGTCCAGCCTACAACCTCATTGTTATAAGTGAAAGGGACTACTAATCTCTGCTTATATAACCTGTCATCAAAGTATAGCAGTGGATATAGACCAAGTAGTCCTCTTTGCTTTGCATATTCTTTTACAGCATGACCATCTTCTAAGTCATCAACGGCACTTGCTGTATCAGGTATTTGCTCTGTGGTAAATTTTTGTAAGTTATAAACATAGTCAGTTTCAGTTTCTGTCTCTAACTCTTCTGCATATTTTAATAACTCTATTGTAACTTTATGTATGTCCTGTTGATCTGCGCCAAGTATTGTTGCTAAGTCTTTATATTTTTTACCTAGTGTTGGATTAGGTTCCCACCCAGTTGTATAGCCACAATTAAAACAATTATAAGATATTTTTGCACCTGTTGTAATCAGTCCACCACGTTTTCTTTTATCTGAGCACATAGGACAATCCATAGTGTTCCAGCCACTAGGAGTTTTATTAGTTTTTATTGGAAGATTATCCAAAAGGAGACGATGCACCTTTTCCACTAAAAAGTCTATATCCATGCATTAATTATACACGATATAGTTGGAAAAGTCAATTAGTTTCTTAGTTGTACTAAAGAAATATTTCCAGCAGTTGGTTCGCTTAATACTCTGATGTAATTTGCATTTACCTGGAAAGTTTTATGATATATTGTTGAGTTTGCTGTTAAGGAAACATTACTCTCTACATTAAACCAGTCAGTGCTATTATTAGCAGTATCAGGTGTATTTTCTACACAACTTGCTTGTATCGAAAAGTTTCCTGTATAGGCATTTGGATGTACTGCTATGCTATGTAAACAGGATGTAAAGTTTCTTGCTTGATTACCTTTTAATGCTGATGTAACAAATACATTTCCTTCATCGCCATTATTAGTATTTGTAACTTGTATAAATGTACTTACATTTGCTGTTTGAGTATCTACTGGTGTTTGTTTAGTTTGATCTAATATTTG